CCGCCAATGGTCAGCAACTGACCCTGAGTTCAAAGCACGTGCCGAGGCTGCTCGCCTCGAAGGTAAGGGCATCAAGACTGACCTAAAGGAGCTGGGAGATATTTCCTTCCCCGACTTCTCTGAGCAGTTCCTAGACACCAAGCTCTTTGACCATCACCTTGACTGGGTAGACCTGATTGAGGGCCGTGAGCCCCGCTGGTTAGACCCAGCCATGACCTACGAGCCAGGTGCTGCCAACCGTGTACTGATTAACGTACCACCTGAGCACGCCAAGTCCACAGTCATAACGACCAACTACGTCGTCTACAAGATTGTGACTAACCCCAACGCCCGCGTCATCATTGTATCCAAGACGCAGGGTATGGCCCGCAAGTTCCTTGGGGCGATTAAGACAAGACTTTCCCACCCAGCCTACACCAAGTTCAAACGCCCACGAGTGGGAAAAGCAGCTCGAGTGGATTCAAAAGGAAGTTATTACCCGTCTAGGTAGACATGGTAAATTAATTATCGTTGGCACTCGAGTTGCACCGATTGACCTTTATAAGATGCTGCGTGACCCCCAGCAATGGTCTGGTGGCAAGTCACCCTTTACTTACTTTGCAATGCCTGCCGTACTCCAGTTTGACGAGAAGCCTGATAACTGGAAGACGCTGTGGCCTAAGACCACACTGCAGGAAAACGAGATTGATGAACCCGATGAAAATGGTTTATATCCTAAGTGGGATGGACCCTCGCTCTTTACGCGCCGCTCTGAGGTGGCGCCATCTGTCTGGGCTATGGTCTACCAACAAGAAGACGTCCAGTCCGATTCTATATTCGCGCCAACAGCAATTGCAGGATGTGTTAACGGTATGCGAAAGCGTGGACCGCTTAAACCTGGTGCTCCAGGGCACCCGTCCAGAGCAGGTTCGACCTACACAGTAATTGGCTTTGACCCTGCCGTATCTGGTCGTTCAGCATTTGTAGCCGTAACTCTTAACCGCGACGATAGTACAATCTATGTGCTTGACTGCGTCAACATGGTAGACCCTACTCCTCAAAAGGAGAACGCTCTAATTCGTGAGTGGGTCGAGAAGTACCATCCTCAAGAGTTTCGTGTAGAAATTAACGCACACCAGAAGTACTACGCAATGGACACTGACCTACGTAACTACCTGGCTACCTACGGCTGCCAGTTAAACTCACACTTTACTGGTAAGAATAAGTGGGACACATCTTTTGGTGTAGCATCTATGGCTAGCCTTTTTGGCACTATCCATGATGGTCGCTATCAAGACAATGGTTTAATCGAACTACCAAGCAACGAAGGCTCTGAGGGACTTAAGTCTCTTGTACAGCAACTCATTACCTGGAAGCCAGATACTAAAAACCCAACTGACTGCGTGATGGCTTTATGGTTTGCTATCATTCGCATCCGCGAATTAATGCAACAGTCTTCACAGATAGGTCAGTACCAAACAAATCGATGGGCAACCAGAAGTCAAAAGCAAAGTAGAATGTCATTGAACTTAGATGAAGCATTCGCTGAACAATGGGTTGACACTTACGGATAAGGATAAAAAGCAATGGAACGCAGAGTAGGTCGCTCTACAACACAAGCAAATAAACCAATGGAACGTAAAGTTGGTCGTTCTGAAAGACCAGTGGATAAATTTGTTGACCCAATGTATAGTCGCAATAGCGGAAATGCACCAATTCCACCAAGTCGTTCTGTACCATCAGCACCAGAAAAAACAAGACCAGGCACAGCTAAATGGGAAGATACACGAACTGCTAAAAAGGCTGCTGATTCAATGAGCGCAAAAGTCCTTAAATCATTTGGGCTAAAATAATTTTTAAATCTACGTTAGGACAATAATGGCATTATCAATCGAACAAGTTGCGGCGAGAGTCGAGAACCTCCGCTTTCGCAACGCTGAACGCGACGGTCGCAACCTCGACGTTCTTTCGGTCCGCCAGGGCAACATCGCGTCTGTTTATCCTGACTTTTTTCCAGACGGTGTAGATGCTAACGTAGTTGCAAACTTTATTGACGTTGTCGCAAGCGACCTGTCAGAAGTTATGGCGCCACTACCTGCGGTCAACTGTTCTGCTGCCAACTCTGTTTCAGATAGAGCGCGTTCATTTGCCGACAAGCGCACACGTATTGCCTCTAATTATTTTTCACACTCTGACCTTGCAGTACATATGTACCAAGGTGCAGACTGGTATATCACTTACGGTTTCCTCCCATTCTTTATTGAATTGGATGAGGAAGCAAAGTTGCCGCGCATCCGCCTAGAAAACCCCCTGGGTGCTTACCCAGAATTCGACCGCTACGGACGCTGCATTGCCTTTGCAAAGCGCTACCTAACATCTTTGGCTGAGTTAGTCGCATTATATCCTGAGTATGAATACTCATTGCTAGGTGGCGCAAGCTACAAGCAAGACTTGAATACTCAAGTTGAAATGATTCGTTACTACGACAAAGACCAATCAATCATCTACATTCCTACAAAGAATAACTTAGTACTATCACGTGCTAAGAATCCATTAGGTAAGATGATGGTTGTAGTAGCACGTAAGCCATCCATTGATGACGAATTACGCGGACAGTTCGACGACGTCCTTGGTATTCAGTTGCTTCGCAACCGCTTCGCGTTGCTTGCAATGGAAGCTGCAGAGAAATCTGTACAAGCTCCTATCGTACTTCCACAAGATGTGCAGGAATTGCAACTTGGTGGTGACGCTGTTATTCGTACAGCAAACCCAGCAGGCGTTCGACGTGTAGAACTTAATATTCCACCAGGTGCGTTTACTGAGCAGGGTTTGCTTGGACAAGAACTGCGTGTTGGTACACGTTACCCTGAGTCACGCACAGGAAACATTAGCGCATCAGTTGTTACTGGCCAAGGTGTACAAGCTCTTATGGGAGCCTTTGATACACAAGTTAAGTCAGCACAAGCAATTTTTGCATCAGCGCTACGCGATGTAATCCAACTTTGTTTCCAAGTTGATGAAATAATTTTCCCAGATGAAAAGACAATTCGTGGTGTAGATTCAGGCGCACCATACGAAATCACATACAATCCTAAGAAGGACATTAAGGGTGACTATTCAGCCGATGTCCGTTACGGTATGTTGGCAGGACTTAACCCTGCACAGGGACTTATCTTTATGTTACAGGCACTTGGTGGTGGACTCATCTCCAAGGATATGGCAATGCGTGAACTTCCATTTACAGTTAACGTAACCCAAGAAGTAGAAAAGATTGAAATCGAGAGTATGCGAGCATCGCTTCTCGGTTCTATTAATGCACTCTCTCAAGCGATACCACAGATGGCTATGCAAGGCCAGGACGCTTCTGAAGTAGTGCGACAGATTGCTGCTGTTATCAAGGCACGCCAAAAGGGACAGGCACTAGAAGACGTCATTGAAGAAGTCTTTACGCCACAGCAGCAACCAGTTCCTCCTGCTGGGGCCCAACAAGCGGTTGAGCAACCGTCCCCTGTTCCCGCTGGTGTTCCAGCAGGAGGCGCTACTCTTTCACCCGAACAAGGACCACCTGACATTATGAGTTTATTATCAGGTCTTTCTGGTACGGGACAACCAACAGCAAGCGTTCGTTCAACACGACGCATATAAAATAGGAGGGGACAATGACTACGATTATCGGTGTGCAACACGAAGACAAATGTGTAATCGTAGCAGACAGTCGAATCAATGCTGCTGGCAAGGTTTACACTCACCCTAACATGATAAAGGCAGTTGAACGTGGAAGTTATATTATTAGTGGTGCTGGTAACTATCGTGGTTTGCAAGTGGTACTCCATGGGTGGACGCCTCCATTAGTTACAGTAAAGGCTAAAGCAAACTTATACGAGTTTGCAATTAATAAAGTAGTGCCCTCGTTAAAGTCGGTACTTACTGAAGCAGGCGTAGACTTTAATAAAACATCAGATGATGATGATAACAAGTTTGAACTAAGCCTTTTGCTAGGAATCAATGGAACTATCTTTGAGATAGATTCTGATTTTTCAGTTGGAATGAATAATACAGGATTTTATGGCATTGGTTCTGGTGGTGACTTTGCAGTTGGAGCACTACACGCAGGAACTACAATGCTAGATGCAATGCGAATTGCAGCACTTAACAATAACGAGACGGCTCCGCCGTTTCATATCTTTGAGCAATTTACCAAGTAGGAGGAACAATGGCTGTAGAAAAGCGTGGAGGACCAAATGGTGGCCCACAGTATAACCAAGCCAATGTTAACCCTATGGGTGGTGACGGACAGAGCGGACGTATGGACCTAAATTATTCTGGTTTGCCTTATGGACAAAACAAGGCCACTAACGAACAGCGCACTGCTGCTCCGACTAAGGCTAAAACACCACCGTCAGCACCAATTTCTTCACTTGGTCCTGTTACTCCTATTACTGCTGAATCAATGTTACCTAACCAATCTGTAACTGACATGAGTGGCTTGTCATCTTTGCCACAGCCTGATGCAGACCCTGACATTGAACAAATGCGTACTATGTTACCAGTCCTTGAATTCTGGGCTAGTCAGCCTGATTCCTCACAAGGAACAAAGGACTATGTTCAGTATTTAAGGACTATTCTATGAGCCTTTGGGAATACATTGGTAATACCCAAAAGTATCTTAATGGAGTTGGTGGAAACAATAACACACCTAACGTTAAGAATAATCGTCTACCGTTCGGCGTAACAGTTGATGTTGCAAAGAACCTACCAGATAATCCTGGCGGATGGAATGACGCAGTAGAGAAGGCACGTGTTGCATCTCTTAGTACTGCTGGAAATGTTTTAGGAAAGCCATCTGGTATTCTTGCAGGTGCTGCAATTGGTAGCGTAATTCCTGGTGTAGGTACTGGTGCTGGTGCATTTCTTGGTGCGACTGCTTATGGAATTGCTGAAGCTGACAAAGCAAGTAATGGTAAAGTTAGTAAAGTGCTTATGGCAGGCGCACGCAACGTGCGTTCTAACTATGCTTTTACCCGTGATGTAGCCAACAAAGATGCAGGCATGGGACTTCTTGCTGGCCTAACAATGATTGCAGGAGGCGTTGCTGGCGGTATCGCAGGAATTCCTTTTGGACCACTTGGAGTAGTAGCAGGTGCAGGACTTGGAGCAGCGTTTGCTGGTAAAGCTCAGCGCGATGTTGCCGAGTCTGGTATGCTTAACTTCATTGACAAGGAATTGCAGAAGTCTGCTAAGTTTTCCGAGTCTGATGCAGGTCAAGAACACTACAACTTTGGCCGCGACACTACACAGTTTGCTGCAAAGATTATAGGTTGGAACACATTAGGTGATACAACCAAAGGAATCGGTGCAGTTACATCTGGTATCCTTAACTTTGGTGTAGAAGCAAACGTAGGACCTGACGTTTTAGGTCTAAAGTTTGCAGGAGCTGCTGCTCGTAGCGCACTTGTTAACCCAATTATTCAGCAACAAGGTGGAATTAGTGCAAAAGTATTTAAGGGAAATAGCCCAGACTTAATTAGAGACCGTCTAGTAACAGACGTTGACCTAATTAAGCGTACAGTTGCTGGTGAAGAAACACCTTACACACCAGTATTTAAATTCTATCGTGAGAACGATGCAGCAACAGTCATTCAACGTCCAGAATTTCGCAACGAAATTGGACAGATTGGTGCAAATCTTGTAGCTGGTCAAACAGATGAAGTTATCGGACTTGTTCTTCGTGTTGGTCGCGGTGACATCGGTGCATTGCAGGAACTTGCTGTCAAGCGTGCTGACAAGTGGGCCGAACTTAACCGCTATCAGTCAGCACTTGAGTCTGTTGACAATGGATACAACGTATATTTTGAGTTTAAAGATGACATGATGCTCCTGTCTAACCGCTTTAAGGACAAGCGCGAAGCAGTTGAAGCTGAGGTTAGTGCACTTCGTAAGGAAGTAGCTTTTGTTAACGACGCACTTAAACTAGATACCCGTATGGTTGACCGTACCGTATCAAAGTTTGCATGGGTAGAGCGTCTGCGTAACGATTTTGCTAAACAACGTGCTGCTCGCAAGTTAGAAGGTGCAGAACTTACTGGTCGTGAGACTGGCATAGGTTCAATTGCACAGGGATTCTACCAGGCTAACCCACTATCTGTACCAATTCGCTTTATTGAGCGCCTAACAGATGAAGCTCCTCGTGGCACAGTTAACTTTAACGAATCATTAATGGCAGTTGAGCGCGTACGCACAAACATTCGTGCCGCTGTACAGGCAAGACAGATTATGCCTGAAGAAGCACGTACATTCTTAAGCGATTTTGTCAATTCTACTAATGAGATTGATAAGTTCAACTTCGTAGAAGCATTCAATGATACACTTATCCAGCGTTCTGCTGCAAAGTATGGCGTATCACCACTAATTGCTGATGAAGTTATCAGTATCTACCGTAGAGAAAACCGCAAGGTAGTATCTCAGGCGAAGACAGCAAAAGAACTAGATAACGCCTATTTCATTGATGAGTCAGGTGAAATCATCTCTGACCCTGTACTTGTTACTCAATTAGCCAATGGTTCTAATATCATTAATGCTAAAGAGGTAGATGCAGCGTTTAAGCGCTACTCCAAAAAATATGGAGAAGAGGCAGGCTTGCCGCAAAACCTATTACTAGGTGGTAAGTTCATAGCAGATGAGTTCAATGGACTATGGCGCGGCTTTACATTGGCACGTGCTGGATATCCAATTAATATTATTCGTGACTCTGCACTTCGTGCATGGGGAGACGTATCTCTTTTTGGTGTATTTAAGGAACTTGGCATCGAAACAATGGATGCCATTACTCGTAATACCAACAATGTTAATAGGGTTAATGGATGGCTTCAAGGCACATCCAATCCTTCAAAGAATATTGCTAACATTAGAGGTAACATTGAAGAGCGTTTATCTGTAGTTCGACTACTAGAATCTAATTTGAAGGATGCAAAGTATGACTTTAAAAATCCTCCTAAGGTTGTAACAGACTCAGTTGCTCGTACACTAGAACAACATAAGCAGATTAAGAATACTATTGAGGAGTTGCGTCGTCAAGAAGCAGCCCTCACAGCAGGTATTAAGTCAAAGCCAGTAGGCCGTGATAAGATTACAGTTAGTGGATATGATTTCCCTGCACCTTTCTCTGGTCGATTCGGTGCAATCTCTCGTCAGCAGTTGACACAAAAGGACGACTTACGCCGTGCTCTAGCATCTTCTAAGGAACTAGAGATTGAGAACATTCGTCGTGACCGTACTGGTAGCATTCCTATTGTAGCAGCACAGAACGAAGCGAAGCACCTACAGGCTTGGGAGCAAATCCTAAACGATAAGATTCGTTTTGATGATGTAGCACGCCAGATTCTTGCAGGCAACAAGAAGAGCGATGTTATTTTATGGATGAAGGACCCAGCAAACGCACAGTATCTTGAGCGCTTTGGCACAGGTATCACAGCCAATACAGCATATGAGCGTATTAAAACTGTTGTAGATACGTGGGCACCTAATGCTGAACTACGCAAGTTAATCCTTGAGGACAAATTAGACCTAGTTAAATTAAAGCAGTTGTATCCAGACGTCCATCAACGTCCTATTGTTCTTACAGACGCAGTAGATGATATGATGGCACGTAGCAATGCTTATCAGAAGTTTAGTAACACACTCAAAAATACAGTTGCTTGGCTATCTACAGTACCTACAAGTCGCCTTATGTACAACCCATACTTTGCACTAAAGTATCAGCAGAAGTTACAGAACATGGTAACAATTGCCAATGCACAAGGACGTCGCTTAACAATTGAGGATAAAGCCTTATTTGAAAAGACTGCACGCGAGCATGGTATAAGTGAATACCGCAATAAGTTAAACTCCTTCCACAAGGATATGAACTATGCTGGTGTTATTAATTATATTCTTGCATTCTTCCCTGCATTAGTAGAACAGTACCGTGCATATGGTAAGATTGCACTGGAAAATCCAGACTTTATTGCCAAAGCTGCACAGGTTACTACACTACCAGGACGTGTTGGCGAGGTAGAAGAAGATGCATTCGGTACTGAATACCTAAAGGTGGCTATGCCATTTACTGGTGTAGAAGGTCGTATTCCTACAAGTTGGTTCAATCCTTTGAATCCTACTGGTGGAGCGATTATCTCAGCAGGTCCTTTGGCAACATTCTCTGTCAATGCTGCTGCAAAGAAGTATAACTTTGAGAATAAGTTTACAGACTTCTTTATGCCATTTGGTGCACAGTCTAACGTACTGCAGCCATTGACGCCTAATACGATTAAGCGTAGTGCTCAGGCATTCCAGGCTTACGTTTATCGCAGTGGCGAGCAGTTCAACAAAGATGCTAACATGATTCTTTTACAGAAGCGATATGACTTTGCACAATCAAAGGGTAGACAACCTAACGCTGCTGAGTTAAAGGGACTATCAGACGAAGCAGAAGACGGCGCAGTGTCATTTGCAATGCTACGATTCTTCTCATCTGTTATGTTCCCAACACAACCACGTCCTGTTACACCACTCACATTCTATGCTGATGAGTTAAACAAGATGCGTGCTGCTGACCCTGACAATGGCGAGGAAGCATTCCTTGAGAAGTATCCTGATTTCTTTTTGCTAACAACACGCCTATCTGATTCTACATCAGGTCTGAACTCAGACAAGACTGCTGTTACCCTAGCAAAAGACAACCCAGATGCTATCAAGAATATTGTATCTGCTATTGGTGAAGATAACCTTAAGGTTCTTGGCGCAGTATTTAATGACTCTAACTATGCATTCTCATCTTCAGCACAGGCTTGGTTACAAACATCTAACATCCCAGGAACCAGAAAGAAGTTCCGTGAGGTTGGCGCATCTCTAGATGCTAGCCGTTCATCTATTGTGAACAAGGGCTGGGATGACTGGTATAAGATGATTACAATTGTTACAGAAGAACTAGAAGCATCAGGTATGGACCCAGCCAAGGGCTTTGGTAAGTCTATCATGGACAACTACAAGGCTCAGTTTACTGAGGCACAGAAGACTTCTAACAATCTGTGGTACGAAGAGAAGATTGAGAACGCATTTGGCGGCAGCAAGAGTAAGCAAGCAGACGCTGTACGTGCCCTAACTATCGCACTCAACGATGACAAACTAGGTGCACAACTATTAAAGCAACCTAGATTCTCTACTATTGTTGAGTACCTGAATCTACGTTATGATGTGTATGATGGGTTGAAGGCCATGGGAACAACCTATGATTCTAAAAAAGCAGCGCAGTTGCGTTCAAATGTAGATGCTATTGTTAACTCGATGAAGAAGAAGGATGTAAACTTTGCTAAGTTCTACGAACGTTACTTCTCGGATGATAAGTTTGACTACGTGTATGAGGAGCAAAAATAATGGCAATCGATAATCCAGTAGGACGAGGAGTTAACCCGTCCAATGCTGTTCCTAATACACCATCATTAGGTGGTAACGTATTGCCACCAATTTCATCTGCATGGGCAAATAATATTAACAACAGACTACAGGATGCACGTATTGGCATTGCTCCTACATCATTCCAGCAAAGCGCAGGCTTGGTTGACAGCTTCACTAAGCCCCAGTTGACCAATATCGCAAAGGTTCTTAAGAGCCTAGGCTATAGCAAGTCACAGATTTCTACTGGCATGAAGGTTAAAGATATCTTAGTAACTGACTTCGCTACAACCTTAGCAGGTTCTAAGACATACAATGACTTTGTAAATTCAGTATCGGTTGACGTACTTACAGGACTTAACACAGATGCTAATGCAAACGTACCAACTCAGACTATTCAGAAGTATGACCCAGCTGTACTAGGTAAGTTGATTGATAACATTTACCAAGAGACATTGGGTGAGCCAGCAACTGAAGCACAGAAGGCCTTGCGTCTGGCAGAACTTGAAGGTATGATTGCTACTGGAACAACTACAACAACCAAGAAGGTTGGTGGTAAGAATGTTGTTACAGTAACTCCAGGCTTTAGCCAAGAGCGTGCAAAGGTAAACATTGAGGAACAACTAAAGGTTATGAACCCAGACGAATTCGACCGTAAGAAGCGTATTGACTTTCAAGGTTGGCTATCACAGAATGTGGCAGGTGCATAAATGTCAGCACTCGATGCAGCAAATACAGCACGACTCGAAGGAATAGGCGATATTGATGAAAAGGGTATCGCTACTGCAGCTTCCTACGGTATCAGTGAGGCGCTACTAGAAGCCTACCCTGAACTACAAAATGTTTATTTGCTATTCAAAGAAGGCAGAACAGCAGCAGCCCTTGAGGCTTTGTATGCTACAAACTATTACAAGAACCTTAGCCCAGCAGTTAAGACTCGTAGCAAGTTAAAACTAGAACAACCTGGCGTATACGCTGATTCATTTGATAAGTATAAGTTACAGGCTAGAAAGCGTCTTGTTCAAACTGGTATTAAGATTGATGATGCTACACTCAACGTTCTAGCGCAGCAAGCGTATGACCAAGGCCTAGATGACAATCAGTTCGACATGCTTCTGAAAACATCAGGTAAGATTCTTGGCTATGGTGGTACAACACTAGGTGATGTATCTGCTTTGCAGTCATACTCTCGCGCATTTGGTGTAGACAATATGTTCAACAAGGCATTCTGGGACACACAGTCAGCAGAACTTGCTATTGGCAACACAACAACACAGGACATTGAAGCTCAGATTCGTGAGACAGCAGCAAGTGCTTATCCATCATATGCTGAATCAATCCGTAAAGGAGTATCAGTTGATGCTCTATCGTCAGCATACAAGGCTTCTTACTCAGCCATCTTAGAGGTGGACCCTGACTCTGTGACATATAATAATCCACGTTTACGTCGAGCATTACAGTATATCGACCCAAAGACAGGACAACCAGGGGTTATGCCTATCTGGCAGTTTGAAAAAGAACTACGTTCAGCACCTGAGTGGGAGTATACAAACAATGCTCGCGACACTATGGATTCATTAACTCTTAAAGTATTTCGTGATATGGGGCTTGCATAATGGCTATTAGAAATAGAATGACACCTGACGGTGGCGGCGAAGCTGCCTCTACTGTAGATACAAGAATTGCTCTTCGTAAACTACAGTCTGGTGAGCCTTTAACAGATGATGAAAAACGTTCTGTTGGTTTGCCTACTGAAACAGAGCCAGCAAAGACTCCAGCAAAAACTCCAGCAGCAGACACACCAGCAGACACGCCAGCAGACACACCAGTAGATACGCCAGGCAAAGTTCCAGCGGGATTTACCGCAGGAGCATTTCCTAAAGAGTTAGAAAAATTCTTTGGCTCAGCATCTGGATACTTAGGCTATAAGATTGAAACAGTTACAGATAAAAACGGAAAAACATATAATCGTTTATCTGTAGCAACTGGTCCTAATTCAACCCAAACATTTGGTGCAGGATTTATTCAAGGGTCAGACGGAACATACTCTTCCTATTCCCCTTCTGAGCCTTCTGGAGGCGGTAACACTGGTGGTGGTGGAAATATTTCAACTGCAACCCAGGACCAAGTTTCACAAGCAGCAACTCTTGCTGCAGCAGAAAAGGCTAAGCAGTCAGAACAGCAGCGTCAATCTATCGTTGCAGTACTTACTGATAGATTCAAGAAGTATGGTCTAGGTAGCCTTGTTAACAAGATTAAAGAATTAGCAATCGATGGTGCAACAGAGTCAACAATTACTCTGGCACTTCAAGAATCAGAAGAGTATAAGTCACGCTTTAAGGCAAATGAGGCACGTATTGCTAAGGGTCTTGCTGTACTTACACCTAAAGAATATACTGATATTGAAGATGGCTACCGTCAGACTTTGCGTGCATACGGATTGAAGCAATTTGACACTGACGAGTATGTATCTCAGTTTATTGCTAATGACATGTCTCCAACAGAATTTTCTAATCGTGTTGTTACAGCAGTACAGCGTGTACAGAATGCTGACCCTGCTATTCTACAACAACTACGCCAGTACTACGGCATCGGCCAGAAGGACCTTGTTGCTTATGTGCTTGACCCTGAGCAACAATTCCAGAAGATTCAACGTCAGGTTGCAGCATCTGAAATTGGTGTAGCAGCAGGACGTCAAGGACTCCAAGCTGGCGTAGCCGTTGCAGAACAACTAGCAGCACAAGGCGTTACAGAAGCAGAAGCACAAAAGGGTTACGCAACTATTGCAGATATCCTACCTACTGCTGAGAAACTATCTGATATCTATGGAACGACTCTTGATACTTATGGTCAGTCAGAAGCTGAACAAGAAGTATTCAACAGCCTAGCATCAGCGCAACGTAAGCGTCAAAGACTTACAGCACGTGAAGTGGCAGCCTTTAGTGGTGCTGCAGGCACAAATAAAACAAGCCTTACGACATCAAACATAGGGCAATTCTAGAATCCTGAACGGACCTATCGGCCCCGTCAGAGTAATAGACCGATAGTAGGAGCCAGCCAGTTTCCCCGAACTGAACTGTGGCCTGCGAACTAACAACGAATAGAAGGGTGGGTTGCTATGAGCAACAACTACTGGGACGACGAAGACGATGACCTAGATACAGAAACAGAAACACAGATGGATGGAAGTGACTTACTTAAAAAGTTACGTAAAGCCAAGCGTGCAGATGAGAAGCGTATCAAGGAACTTACTGAGCAACTTGAGGGATTTTCCAAGGCGCAGCGTGAGTCAACCGTTAAGTCAGTACTAGAAAAGAAGGGTGTAAACCAGAAGGCAGCACGTCTAGTCCTTAAGGATTTAGATGGCGATTTTTCAGAAGAGGCAGTATCGAACTGGCTAGACGAGAACGC